CCATAGGACCTGAACCCATGTTAACATAGGGCAGGGCTGTATTGCCACCATTTACAATAACGCCCTGACCTCCTGCTAGACCTTTTATCATGCTTGTGCTGGAATGATATATTTGTAAGTTGCTAAACCACTGTCTAAAGTGATCTGCATAGCACCATCATTACTAATACCTAACTTGGTATTGTTAGCATCGGAGATTTTTAGGATGCTTAATACTTGGCTAACTGGCCATGTCCAGGCCTTGTTTAATGTACCTGTTACGTTACTTGCGAAAACAAACTCACCACCGTGGGTTGATTGATCACCAAACACAAACTTTAGGTTACCATTTTCAACTTTAGTTAAGAATGTTGGGTGCTCTGAGTTAGCACTCGCCTGGAAATTAAAACGCTGGATAGCGGCAACTGTAGGCTCAACTTCAACGTGCCAATTAACACCACGGAACTTAACTGTCTTAAGTTTCTCGTTGATGATTTCAGTGTTCATAAAACGATAATCGTTTTTAAAGTCACCTTCTTTGTTTTCAAAGTGTAAGCCCACTGGCAATGTTTCACCGTTGCGATCAGCAGTTACAATATCAATCTTTGCATCTTCTTTGTAAACTGGGCAGTCTAAATGTATTTTCAACTTGTTAAGTTGCGGCATACCAAATACACCTTTCATTTCTGCTACAGGTGCGTTCAATTCGCCGTACATGATAACACTACGGTCATCTGCCATAGAGTCAATTTTAGTCGAAGCATCTTCGCCTGTAATTTTTACGGTATCTAGAAATCCTAGATTATGTGTATGTGATACGATATCTTTTAATAGATCAAGCATATAAATCTCCCTTTGTTATATTATATTTAGGTTTTTGGTCTTTGTCAATAGAATTTTATTCAAAACTGAACAAGTTTCCAAAGTTATTATCTTGTGTTGTGGATTCTAAATCCCACTCCAACACTCCGATGAGGTTTTCCAACTTATTGTTAATAATAGTGGATTCCATCTCTGAATGGTTAAAAGGTAAATCCTTAAACCATTGTGGTAAACGCATTTCGTCAACTGGATACGCAACTGATGTATATCCAAGTGGATTGTCTTTTACCTTACAAACGATCACCTTCATACCGTCAACGATCTGTTGGCTGTATTTGTCACCGTTCATAGTCTTTAGGGTATTCCAATTGATACTTGCACGAACATGTCCGGGCATATTGGCCTTACCTGCTTTCTTTTCTTTGGCTTGGTATTCCGCGATGTTGTTGGCACGTTTTGGACTACCTTTTTCCCAACCTGGTCTGGCTTTAAACTCTGTTCGGAATTCGCTGATACGATCTAAGATTTCTGTTTCGCCTACACCGTTAAGCACACGTTCAAGAATCTCACTCAAGAAGTTCTGCATAAATTCTGGAGTATCACTACGCTTAAGATCTAAGCCCATGGCTTTAACCTTACCAGCTTTGCCTTCTGTGTCTTGCCGCTTGCCTTCTTTGTCATAGTACTGTACAGCATAACGTTTCTTGGTAATAAACAACCCACGATCCGCTACGATCTCACGTCCTGCTTTGATAACTTCACCACGAGTCTTTGGAACATGGAAGTCATCTAACATAAACTGCGGGAATGTGGCATTAACTTCTTCGGAGATTTGGTCATACAACTGTACAACTGTATCCTTGTTCCAAGGAATAAGTCCTTTTTGGATGTCATGTTTTAATAGCGGCCAAGCACTGAAGTAAACAGAGTCTGTATCACCATAGATAATACTCTTACCAGTATAGTCATACTCGCCGGCAACATACTCATTTACTTTTGCGGCCATATGGCGAGCGATTCTACGCCCTGTAAGAGTTGTGGATTGGCCAATACGCTTATCAAAGAACCTGCAACCAGCGTTAAGAATAGCACCGTATAAAGAGTTAAGTAGAATCTTCTTAACCAACTGTCTTTTATCCCAATATTCTTCTTCAATTTCATTCTCTGCCTTTATTGCATCTTTTAATTTGGCCTGCATCTCTTTACGTTCAGCATACCAACGTTTTAATAGTCCGGGAATAATTCCTTCTTTTTCGTAAGTAAAGATAGTTCCGTTAGCACTTAGGATCCAAGGTTGATTACTTTCGTAAATCATATCATAGATCTGAGCACCGCTTAGTACATCAGTTGAGCCATCTTCCCAGTCAATGATGATATCGTGGCTGATATCTTTGGACATGACAAACTCAAACTCGTTTGAACCAAACTTACCTTCCCAAGCCGCGGCAAATGAGTTTCCTTTGGCCATCTTAGCATCAATTTCTTCTTTGGTATAGTCTTGACGCAACTGACCCACGATAGTTTCTGGACCCATGTTCAATGCACGAATCGCAGATGGATAAAGACTGTTGATATCCATTGATCCAATCCACTCATGTAATCCTTTCTTTGGATATGCTACATAAGCACCAGCCGCTTGATTATCTGCGTTTTCATCACGCTTGGCACGACTTGGAACAATAAAGCCTTTTGAGTGAGCTTCGATAATAATAGCCTGTTCGGTTACAGCCACAGCACCCATAGTTGTTGCCAACAGTACTGTGTTCTCATGTGCAATGGTATTAGCTAGGTCAATAAACTTTAGTTTCTTGTCTAGTTTATCTAACAACGCACAGTCTTGCCTGTTATAGATAATAAACGTTCTAAAGTCGTTGTTGTATAACTGGTCTAGTGTTCCTTCGTAGACTGTTTTTGTTTCTCCAACTTCCATTTCTCCAATTGCATCCAATCGGTAGGTGTGACGCTCTTCATATGTGTACTTGCGATATAGTTCCAGTGAGTCGAGGTGTACACGGCCCACGAGGTCATAAGTGATTGCAGTCTTTCCGTATTTTTCATATTCTCTCTTTTTGGGGAATTGATCAAATAAACACAATCTGCGTGTATCTTCTTTGCTCAATACTTTAATAATGCGGTTTACTGTGTAAGGCATATCAAAGCCCTCTGAGTTCCAACCGCTTAGAACATCAGCATCTTCAATTAGGTTTAAGAATGTATCTAACATCTCATGTTCGGATTCGAACAAGATAGTGTTAGGTATATCTTTAATTTGTTCTTGTGCCTGTTCCATAGTCAATGTCTTTGGCGGCACAGCCAAACAGACAAGTGTATCCAACCACTGAAGGTGGACCGCGATAGCGGTAATCGGCATAAACGCATCTTCAGGACTCGCATACCCACGTTCTGGGTCAAAGTCCACCTCAATATCCCAAAACGCTACATTTAGTTTTGGTGCATCGATATGCAGATAGTTTTCTTCTAGTACTCGGAATACAGGATTGATATCCGATTCATACAGCTTGTGTGTTGAATGGATTTTTTGTTCTTTAATAAAGTCTTTCCAGTTCTTGCAAACAACTTTACTTAAAGGCTCCCCATAGATTGACGTATGTTTCCCCCGTTGGTCGGGGTAATAAAACATATAACGTGCGGGGAATTCTTGGAATATACGACCCTTCTTAGGATCTCTTTCTACAACTCGGACGATATCATCGTCACGATTCCAGATGGCATCTACATAACTCATATCTTCTCCATGTCATTTGCGGCTGACAAATACCAATATAGCGATTTATGGCTCGCAGGACCTTTCTCATACTTACTTATCTTATTGATTTAGAAACTTTACATTTCCTGATACACTAATCCTATAATCGTCCGATGTATAAAATGGGTGAACAGAATGGGTTAAATCTGCTGGAAAAATTAGCATCTTGTTCTCCATGCTTTTATCTGCTGGAATATAATAAGGTCGAATTTGTCCTAGCGTATTTGTATATTGAAATGTAAAATGCCCTGCTAAAGGTTCATGTGATTTGGCAGATGATGCAATTGACAATTCGTCCTCAATACTATAAGGAATTTTAAGCCATATTACAAAACTAGCTATTCCGCTATGAATGTGCGGAGGATTAAATTCGTGTTTAGTTTGAAAGTTGACCCAAGGCTCTGGAATAACTAACGGAAGGCTACTAGTTAAAAAATCTGATTTTGTAACATGCCCGGATATATTATCGTATTCTTTAAGATAATGAAATACCAGGCCGTTTATATATTCTGCACTTTCAAATAATCGATATTCTCTTGCAATATTTCCTGCTAGTTTATTATTGTATTCGATGCCAATATTAAAATCTTGTTGGATATCGTTAACCTCTTTCCATATAGGTGCTAATTCTTCGTCAGATAAGGTGACTTCTAAGAATCCTATATTTGGAAATGTTACATATCTTGCAGACATACTATTGAACTAACATACGGACAAGTCCGACAGTATCAATACTTACGAGCAGGATATAATTAGCCAACATCCCAAAGCTCTTGCGAGTCCAGCTAGCCCATGCATACATAGCACAGCCACTAATCCAGATAGGATATAATACAAGAAGAGGGGGATTAGGGACGGTGACTGCCATCGTGATAGAACAGCCAATAGATATAGCCCAGGCAAGGAGCTCAATAAGAAACCTAAACTTATTAGAACTCCAGTCATCTTTGATCCATCTTAGGGTTGGTTCAAACAACGTGTCAATCATTAGTCGTTATCTGTGTTACGGTTTGGGTTTTGATCATCATAGTCATCTTGACGAATAGCGTGTCCGCTAATATCAACGATAGTTTCTAAGTCATCAAACTCGTGGAATACACGGTCCCAATCACCTTTTTGTGCGATCTTGATCGCTTTTTTAATAATACTTGGTTTAACTTCGAGTTCTTCTGCGACAGCTTTGATGGTGTCGTTAAGTCCTTCGTTGAGGTCTTCGATTTCCTGCATGACTGTTACGCCCTCGGAAATGATTTGTTTGATTTTTGCTTGTTCTGGTGCGCCGAAAACTTTGCTCATATTAATCTCCTATAGCACTATTATATATGC